TACCTTGATAAGAGTTTCAATCATAGCCAGACGATAGAAGTACTCATCGCCTAACTCATAGCCAAGCGCACGAGCTTTCTCCTTGCGAGCGTATCGCTCGCCAGCCCTACGAATGAATGTACTAAATGCTTTGTATCCCTGCTTGAGCTCTGCCTCATCCTCACGCATTAGGTACTCAGACACTTTGTCTTTGCGTTTCCAGGCGTATTCATTCATCGCTTGTCTAACATCATCAAGCTCAACAAATCTATGGTATCTCTTTGAGATACCCCAAGCAATGTTACTTGTTATGTCATTGATGATAAACCAAATCTCATGGTCTTTCTCTAGGTCAGTCACGTGACTTCACCAGATATTCGACAGACTTAAGCATTAAAGATACGTCATCACCAAGTAAACCGAGAGCACGATTATGATTAGAACAAAGCAAGCCACGCACTTTGCCAGTTGCATGGTCGTGGTCTATATCAAGAGCTCGCTTACCTTCTGGTTTCTTGCCACAGATGTAGCATCCACCATTCTGGTCTTCAAGCATTTGCTCGTAATCTTCCACGCTAATTCCATACATACGGATGCGGGAGATACGTTGCTCTTCGTAGGTTTTATTTCTGTTTCTCGGCATACTTCGCCCATACCCCACGCTGAACCATTAATGCAATGATGGCATAGTTAGCCATGTCAACAAATGAATCTTCAAGAGATTCATTGTTCGGCTCTATCTTTTTGTATATCAGATTCTTTAATCGTTCAAGCTTATCTGACATACGTACCATCAGCCCATTGGTTGCGCCACCTGGCGCATGCCAGATGTTGTATGGACCGTAGTCGATTTGTTTCTTAACTAAGATTGCTAACAGTTCGTCGTAGATTTTTTGTGCATCTTCTTCGAACTGCAGGATGGTTGTGTCTTCAGACAACGGAGCCCCTTCTATTCATCCAGTGCGTTAATCAACTTAGTTAACGCTTGAGCTCCTTGGTCTACAATTATACTATTGATGTCAGTGTCAGGTGGAAGCGACACGCGGACGGCTTGAGGGATAGCATCAGTCAATCGGCGGGCTAGTTCCTGCCCTGGGTTAGACCCATCCTCCTTAACATCGTTATCGGTTGCTACAACAACACGACCAATTCCGTCAAAACAACGGCTAAAATGAGGCTTCCAAGCATTAACGCCAGCCACAGCGACAGCAGGATGCCCAGCAAGAGTAGCACTAATCGCATCAATCTCTCCTTCCACAATCAGTACTTCATGTACCGCATGAAGGATAGCACTGACGTTATATAAGTGGTGCTTCTGACCAGTAGGAATCATATACTTAGGGTCACCGTCATCTATCCGACGGAACTTAAATCCAACTACCCCAGCCTCCGTTATGTACGGTATGGATAGATGGTACTTCAATCGCTCTTCATGTCCAGGTGCAGGGTCAACCACATAGCCAAGCTTAAATTTCTCAGCACCATCAAGGATGCCTCGCTTCTCAAGGTATGCCTCGGCTGGTGAACCAGCAAGGTTTGCATGGTATGTATTGGCTGCCTTAGTCCAAAGGTCAATGAGCTTTTGATTTGGTTTCATTTCTTTTCCTGCCTATGTACTACAAATGGAGGAGCAGTATACACATCATTCTTCGCTGCAATCTGCAGCGCCTTCTTCCAGTTAGCACCAGATGCGATAGCACCTATGGCATAGGATGACCCTGAACCTAAGCCATAGATGCCATCATCGCGAAGGAAGACTGAGTACGTATCATCTACTTCATAGATGGTTCCGTTCACAGCCATTAAAAAAAGAAATTCATATTCATCTGTCTTCTCGTCGTGAACAAATCCATTCTCTCGTAGACATTCACGCATGCTAGGAATGACAGTTGTAATCATAAAATGATAGGTGTCTTTTACGTTAGTTGGTATAGCTGGTGGTTTCCAGATATGCTGGACTATGTCGCATGGCTGAGTTGTGCCAGCACCAGCGATTAGAAACTTACCACGCTTAGTAATCTTAGTTACGATTGGGTGTGAGTAAGGGCGACCCTTCTCAGTTGTGGTTCTACTATCGGCTGCAATCAAGCAGCCGTCGGGTTCTTGAATACCAATGATTGTTGTCATCGAACTGACCGCAATCTAGGTGGAGTCCAACGACTACTGGACTTACGTCCACGTGTCGGAGCTGGGCTCTTCGACTCCTTACCTATGTTCTTCTCTGCCCATTTACGAGCGTCTGAGTATGTTAAGTTTTCACGAGCCATGATTATGTGGATACCAGAACCACGACCGTTGCATGCATAACATACCCAGACACCCTTGTCTGAATTCACTGAAGCGGACTTGTGCGAGTCATCATGTACAGGACAAAGGATAGACTTCTCACCACCTAGTGGTAGGTCCAATCCGTAATGACTAAATACAGCTTGTAGGAATTCAGGCTGATTCATTTATTAATACCAGTTCCTTTCCTGGTGGAACCTGTACGCATCGCACCAAGTGTCATATCGATGTAGCACATACTTGTGTGCTTCTTGTGTTTGTTTGAGTAACGACCACTCTGGTTTGCCCCAGAGTAATTGCCATACTCCACGTGCTCCGCTCGATTTGTTGACGGAGTTCACGTTGTATCGGCTCTCCTTGTACGCTATGTTCAACGCACATTGAACCTCTTTCATGTCGGTTGTGACTTCTCCTAGAGTCAGCTTCACACGTTCCCGCTTGTCGGTTGTTACCAATAAGCGCTTCTCGTATGTCATCACTGGCGATAGTGCCATACTCGGTGATGCTACTTGCACCGCCGAGAACAGCAGAGCCACTATTGCGAACCGCATAGTTACCTCTTTTCATTTTGTGAAACCCTGTCACTGCTTCACTGATGTCCATTGTAACCTGCCTGTTTTAGCAGATTCACCCAGAGCTCTGCGGTCATGACCGCGTATGACTCTGAGATATTAGATGTGCCACGTTTCTTAATTAAGACAACGCCAGTTTCTGCATCGGCATGCGTCATCTCGTCCTCCAGTTCCCGAAGGTACTGAGGAATTCTAATTGCTTTTTCATTCTTACATTCTACAACAACACCATTGATGCCATCAATGTCACCGACATCGTCGTGTCTACCAGCACCGTATGCACGTTCAGCACAGGGATAACCCATTGAACGTAGCCACTTAACTACATCACGTTCGTACTGTGAGCCCTTGCGTTTGGAAGGTGTGGTCATTAGTACTCAATCGAAATCCAGAATGGTCCAAGGTCTATGTTTGCAGACCATCTATCAATACTAAATCCAATTGCAAATCTAGCAAAGCTATATCCAAAATGTAGCCACAGTTTGCTAACTCTAACCTCTACTGAATTGAATGCTTTCATGTGTAATCCTTTACTAGTATCTCTTGAATAACTATGTTTCTTTTTCGCCTAATTAACTTGCGCTCTTGTGGTGTAGTACCGCCCCACATACCAAACGCTTCGTGCTTTACTGCCCATTCCAGACATTCATTCTTGACCACGCAACTGTCACATATCTTGCGCGAGTATCTATATATATCAACACCGCTTCCTTTATCCTCTGGGAAAAAGAACTCTATGCCAATCTCTCTACATAGCCCCCTGGTTAGGTCTGGAAATTTCATTCTGGTTAGCCTTCCTCAACAACTTAGTTGTTGCCAATAGGTTTTCAATTGTTATTAAGTAACCCTTGCTTTTATTCGGGGGAATATCACAAGTTATTTCATGACCGAAATTTCTTACCGCATATCTTAGGCTTTCTGTCGGAAGCATGATAACCATATCTTCTAACACAAACGCCCAGTAATCAGCTTGAGTTACTGATAAACCAGACGGTTCCCAAGATTCGGATTTAAGATACCAGCATTCAACCTCTATGTAAACATTTCCAGTTTGATGCCACTTGCGGTCACGCTTTACTTCAACAGTTCTACCATTGGTTAGTAGTTGTTCAACAAGTTTCTCTCCCTCGTGTCCGTAAGAGAAATCTAAATCAAAGCTAGACTTTGTTATTTCCATTGGCTCATAGTCCTAGCCCTAAACAATTCAGTCGATGAGTTGTACAAGGTCATCTTGCTAGCCTCGGCTGCAAGTGTTATGTATTCCTCTGCGTTTGGGTCAGCCTTACCATGACGATTCTTTACAACCGCCACACGATAGGCATTGGCAGCGCTATCCAGCGCCACAGATAAAACTAATTCTGGTAGGGCTGCAACCTTGCCCATCAGAGCTTTACGTGGCGCTGGGTAGTTAGGCTTAGACATCTTCTCGTTCTCCGATACGTGATGAAGAACGATAAAGGCAGTTTCATATTCACGTGCCATGTAATGGAATGCAGACATTGCATCACGCAATGCTGTCCATTCATTGTCGCTTGATGAAGCGACGTTCATTAGGTTATCAACATACACCGCTACAGGTGCAGAACCGTGCAGTTCAATCCACGCTTCAACCTCTTCCTCAATGTCTTGTAATGAGGGCGCTGGGTCAAAGGCAAACCGAACATGTCCTGCACCTTCAGCCAATGCATCTTCAAGAAGAACACTGGCTTCAGTATCCATGATTCTCTCAACGTCAGACACTTCTCTGTCCATGATGATTGCACCTGCACGAGTTGCGATTGTTCGGGAGTCAGAGTCCGCTGAGATATATAACGCTGGAACCTTAGAAGCGATGGCGTACCACAATGCAAGTAGGGTCTTACCGCCACCTGGCTGACCTGCAATTAAATGCAGCTGAGCCTGACGGAAGGCAACTTGACTAGCGGTAAGAGCGGGGAGCACCTCTGGTAATTGCTTACCAGCAGGTGACTCCACACCCACTACTTGCAATAGTGAACGCATTGTTAGCCTTTAGTCCAGATAGTTTCTGCTTCGGTAGCACCAGGCTTAAACGGCTTAGGTCCCTTGGCTGGGTCAAACCAACCAACGTATGCCTTGCCTGCCTTTGATACGCCCTTCTTCTTAGCGTACTTGCCACGTCCGTCTGGTAGGTCAGGAGCATCTGGATGTCCATATGTCCATTCGTTACCGTACTTATCTTTGACTACCTCAATTGATTGAGGTGATGATGACACTGGCTGAGGATTCATACCAGCATCTTGGAGAGCCTGAATAGCTTGCTCCATATTAGGTGCGTAAGCACCTCCAGTTGGTCGGTTAACTAGCAACGCTTGCAAACTCTGTGCTTCGGTGATTGCCTCAACCGCTGCCATTAAGTTTGCCTTGAACTCAGCAACTGTTTGACCGCGAACGGTAAACAAGTCCTGTCCATTCAACTTGCCTGTATATGAAAACGTAGATTCAGTCATCTACTTTTTCCTTTCCTTCCCCTTTGTTGTAGGTATTTGCAGAGGGAAATCTTTTGAGCCCATTGCTGGACACTTCTCTTGGAACGAACACATCTTACAGTTTTCTCCAACAGATGGTGGGAACCAACCTTTAGACACGGAATCATTCATTGCGCCAAATACATAATCAAAGTAATCAATACTTAAATGCGATAATTCAAACAGGTCATCGAGTTGACCTTGTCTTGTCATAAAGAATGCGCCAAACTTTGGGCGGATACCATAAATCTTTTCAATACCGCTGGCGTATAAACCAGCTTGAATCATACCGAACGGTGTCCTAGCACCAGTCTTGAAGTCGACTATTACTAAGTCTTCCCCCACTTGGTAAATGACATCAACGACAAAGCGTACAGGTGTGCCTCCGAAATGCACACTTGCATCCCATTCGATGCCAGGACGACCGTCGGGCAGGGTGGCGATTTGCCAACCAGATTGAGCATACCACTTCTGATAAGCCTCAACCTGTTTGAGTCCATCACTCTGCCAGAACGCTAGGTCTTCCCCATCTGGGCGAGCTACGGTCTTACGACCAGCAGTCTTCCAATCAGAACTAGGAATACCTGTTTGTTCTTCGGTAACTCTAACAGATTCATTAAATACGTCAAGCCACTTCTCAGCTAAATTCATCATCATCCTTCGGAGTATAATCAGGGTTATCCACAGGTGTGGGTGTTGTCATTGGGGAACCACAGGTGGCACAGAAAGAATCAGTAAACCACATAACGAGCTCATAGTCTTGGAAGATGGCACGTATAATTTGGATATTAGAACCGCAGTTAATACACTCATTGCTAGGTATTCCCCGCTGGTCAATTAGATTCTTGTTGGGCTCTATAGAACTCATGATTCAACCATTCCAGCATCGAGTGGACAGCTGAACCTGCAGCCAAATAAACGGCTGGTTTCTCTGGGACCATTGCGACTTTGCTGAGGTAGTATTTCTGCGGGCAGGATTGCCACGTAGAAAGCTGACTGTACGAACGATGTGGGGGTAGTTGATTCATATGACCAGTGTAATCTCTAACACGGACAAATCGGGTAAGACACGCCGTTTGTTTTTTAACCAAGTCCGTGATAGGGTTGAGG